CTTTAGTCCTCTTTTAGTATAAATAGATGAAAGACCTAGGATTTTATCAATGGCTATATACGCAAACCTAACAGCGGATCAAGGTTCTACATTTATTAGTGTAGTATCATTAGTAGACGATACTAATGAGCCTTTAGATCTTACTGGTTACACTACTAGTGGGCAAGTAAGAAAAACATACAGTTCAACAACTTCTGTAGATTTTACTACAACTGTTTCTACACCAACAAACGGCCAGATTCAACTTCAGCTAACTGATATACAGACTGGTGGAATGAAAGCTGGTCGATACGTTTACGATGTTGAAATCTCATCTGGTGGTGGTACAGTTACAAGAGTTATTGAAGGTCAGTTGGAGATTACTCCAAGCGTTACTAGGGGATAAGAATGGCAAATATAAAAGCTACTGTTGGGATTAACCCCTCAACAAACCTTAAAGCTAAAATAGCTACTAATAGGGATAAGCTTAGAGCCCAGACTATCGGCATCGGCCAACCCACGTCACTAAATGATATGACTGATATTGACATGTCGTATAAAGAGCAGGGTGCAATGCTTGTATGGGATGAATCAGCCGGGCAGTGGAAGGCAAAACAAACATTAGCCGATGGAACTAGTTTCGAAGGCGGACACTATTAAAAAAATAAAGACAACGGAGATTTAGATGTCTACTACTATTATTCGCGTAAAACGAACCAGTACAGCTGGTGATCCTAGTACGCTAGGTGATGGTGAATTAGCCTATTCAGCTGCGGACTATAGCACCGTTTCTGGTGGTGGCCGATTATATGTTGGTATTGGTGCAGAAACAGGTGGTGATGCAGCATCTCACCTTGTTATTGGCGGTCAATACTTTACAGATAAATTAGATCACCTTCCTGGTACTCTTACAGCTGGTTCAGCTCTATTAGTTGACGTTGACAAGAAGCTAGATAATCTGAAAGTAGATAATCTAGATTTTAACGGTAATACTATATCTTCAACTGACGTTAATGGTAACATTGTACTGTCTACAAATGGTTCAGGTATTATCTCTGCTGATTCTACTCGAATCTCTAATGTAGCTAATCCAACATTAGACCAAGATGTGGTTACTAAGAGCTATATTGAAAGCGGACTCAATGACGTAAGCTTCAACAACATTGACGCTTCTGGCAACTTGCAGATTGATGGTAATCTCACCGTTGGCGGTTCTACCACTACGATCTCTGCTCAGAACTTGGCAGTTTCAGATAACATGATTTATTTGAATCAAGGTAGTGAGTCAGGTGTTACAGGAGCTTCTGGTGACGGAACAGACGTAACATATACAACATCTGGACACAACTATATAGTTGGTATGAAAGTTGAGGTAACTAATGTTACTCCAGCATTATTTAATGTTGTTGATGAAACGATTACTGCGGTAAGCGGTGATGACTTTACGATATCTTCTTCAAATACCGACACATTTGTTTCTGGCGGTGAAGCTCGAGGTAAAACATCAGCTAATCCAGACCTTGGTTGGTCAGCTGGATATGATGACGGCACATACGCACATGCTGGCTTCTTTCGCGATGCTACTGATGGAAGATTTAAGGTCTTTGATAGCTATGTTCCTGAACCAGATGCAGACGTGTTTATCGACACAACCGATTCATCATTTGCTTTATCAGAGATTCAAGCTGAAAACTTCTATGGCGAATTAGTAGGTAATGCAAGCTCAGCTACGATTTTGCAGACTACACGAACACTTTCAATATCAGGAGATGGTACTGGTTCACAGACGTTTAATGGCGGATCTGATTCAGATATAGCCTTTACTCTTGCAGACTCGGGTGTTACAGCTGGAGCATATGGTTCACAGACAGAAATCCCAACGTTTACTGTAGACGCAAAAGGTCGTTTAACATCAGCTGGCGTTGTTACCGTAGCTACAACATTAAACATTAACGCTGACAATGCAACATCAGCTTCAGTTGATCTTCTTTCAGAATCACTAACGTTTGCTGGTGGTCTTGGCTTAATAGCAACTGCAGCATCAGGTACAGATACTCTTACATTCGGTGTAGATATTAATTGGTTTGATGAAGCGGCACAAGATGCTCTAGGAACAGCTATTGCAGCTGGCGCACAAACCAATATCTCAGTAACATATGACGATGTAGCAGGCTCAATTGATTACTTTATAAATACTGCTACAACATCTACTCTAGGTGTTGCTAAGTTTAGTACAGACAATTTCCAAGTAACAGCTGGTAACGTTGAAGTGATTGAAGTTAATGGCGGTACTTACAGCTAAGGATACAAATAATGGCTAATCCAACAACTAGGGTTACCCTGGTCGACTATTGTTTACGTCGGCTAGGATCTCCAGTAATTGAGATAAATGTTGATGAAGATCAGATTGAAGATAGAATTGACGATGCTATGCAATTCTATCAGGAGTATCATCATGACGCAACTATTCGTACATATCTAAAACATCAGATTACTGCTGACGATATTACAAACAAGAGTATCCCTATTAGCGATAGTATTATCTACGTAAAAAACGTATTTCCGATATCCGCTTCTAACTCTACTTCTGGCATGTTTGATATTAAGTATCAGATGCACATAAATGATCTATATGATATGAGCTATATCGGTGATCTTGTGCACTATGAGATGCTACAGCAATATATTTCTTTACTTGACCTGAAGCTAAACGGTTCAGGTATGTTTACCAGATATAATCGGCATATGAATAAACTTATGCTTGATATAGACTGGGATACTGAGTTAAAGGTAGACGACTATATTATTGTTGAATGCCAAGCTGTAGTAAGTCCTTCCTCATATCCAGACATATATAATGATATGTTTCTTAAACAATATGCTACAGCACTGATTAAACAACAATGGGGTGCAAACCTTATAAAGTTCGACGGAATGGCAATGCCTGGTGGTGTTACCGTTAACGCTCGTCAAATCTTTGATGACGCAACAGAAGAGCTAAATACAATTAGAGAGCAAATGCAATTAAATTATGAAACCCCTGTCGACTTCTTTGTAGGGTAAATCATGGCTACTAATGTATACTTTTCGCAAAAGGTAAAGTCCGAGCAAAACCTTTACGAAGATATTGTTATAGAATCCCTGAAAATGTACGGGCAGGATATCTATTATCTTCCCCGTGATGTTGTTCACGAGGATACAATACTTAATGAAGATGTAGAAAGCAAATTTGATGCTTCCTATACTATTGAGATGTATATCGAGAGCGTTGATGGGTTTGAAGGCGACGGGGATATTCTATCTAAGTTTGGTGTAGAGATCAGAGACCAAGCAACCTTTATAGTTTCCCGACGTAGATGGGAACAGCTTATCGGTATTCATAATAATGGTATTAACTCCGTTAGGCCAAATGAGGGTGATCTTTTATATCTTCCCCTTTCTAAAGGCTTATTCGAGATTCGCTTTGTAGAAGACGAACAACCATTCTATCAGTTATCTAATCTTCCAGTCTATAAGCTTCAATGTGAGCTATTTGAGTTCTCTGGTGAAAAATTCAATACTGGCCTTGTTAATCTTGACGATAATATTAACAGTCAAGCTACTCCGCAGTTAAATATTCAATTAGGTACAAACAACAATTCAATTGAATTTATTATTGGGGAAAATATACAGCAAGAGATAACGTCAGGCTCTGGTGAATATATTACTGGTAATGTTGTAGCATTTGATTCTGTAACAAGGATAATTTCTATAAACGAATGGGCAACAACCGACGGTAAGTATCATGACTTTAATCTAGTTTCTGATTTGGTAGGCTTAACCTCTGGTGCTACCTATGATGTTACTAACGTATATCAGATTGACGATACGCTAGATAAGCAGGCGTTTGGTAATGATAACCTATCCCAAAACCAGGAGTTTGAAGCTGTTAAAAGTGATATTATAGACTTTTCTGAAAATAATCCCTTTGGAGATCTTGGTTGATGTTATCAGATCATTTCTATCACGCAGCTATTCGTCGTACTATCGCGGCATTCGGAACTATCTTTAATGATATTAAGGTAGTAAGAAAGGATGGTAGTGGCGAGGTAAAAAATATTACTCGTGTACCTCTAGCATACGGACCTAAGCAAAAGTTCTTAGCTCGTATAGAAAGTGAGTCAGATCTAGGTACATTAAAAGGAGGAGTAGCTATTAAGCTTCCTCGCATGTCATTTGAAATTTCTGGAATGACATATGATGCTGCTTCTCAAGTAAACAAGATGAATCAGCTTAAGCTAGGTTCTATTACATCTGGGACCAGGCAATCAGTATATACCCAAACGCCATATAAAATGAATATTGATCTTTCTATAATGGCTAAGAATCAGGATGATGCATTACAGGTTGTAGAGCAAATACTTCCATACTTTCAGCCCGATTATACTATAACAATTAAAGAAATACCAGAGATCGGGTTAAAGACCGATGTACCTATTGTACTTAATGCGGTTAGTTTAACTGACGATTATGAAGGGGATTTTGTTTCACGTAGAGCTATAGTGTATACACTTAGCTTTGAATTACGTGTAAAATTTTATGGACCTGTTAGAACAAAGATTGTTATCCTTAATTCTTCAGTTGACCTAAACGACCTAGATACCTTTGGGTTCTTGGAAGAGGTGTCAGCTGCTGGAGATCCGGATACTCTTGATTTGGATACAGGAATTGATATAACCGACGATAATATTATTACACCATGAGAAAAGATAAAACAGATATAGATGACGATTACGAATTTGCTAGAGCTAAATATTACAATCTAGTAGAAAAAGGCGATGAAGCTCTGGAGCTTATGATGGATCTTGCTCGAGAGTCCGAGCATCCGCGAGCATTTGAAGTTTTATCTAATATGATGAAGCAAAACGCTGAAGTTGCAGATCGGCTTATGGAACTGCAAAAGAAAAAGAAAGAAGTTGAAAAGGTTGAAAAAGACAACCCATTAGCTTTACCTAATAGCATGACGCAGAATAATGTTTTTGTTGGATCTACAACGGATCTACAAAGAATGTTAGCCTCTAAATTTGAAGAAAAAGCCAATGTCATTGAGTCTGAAGAATAATATAGCCGGCTATCTCGGCAATCCAAATATCAAGCGCGATGGTATAGAACAGAACTTCACAAATGATGAAGTTACTGAATATGTCAAGTGCATGAAAGATCCTACATACTTTGCAAGGACCTATATTAAGGTTATTTCCCTCGATGAAGGTCTAGTACCATTCGATCTTTATCCCTATCAAGAAAAAATGTTTAAGCACTTTAAGGATAATAGATTCTCTATTGTTCTAGCATGTCGTCAATCTGGCAAATCTATATCTTCTGTAGCGTATCTCCTTTGGTATTCTATTTTTCAC